ACCTTAGTCTGGCTGATGCCGGCTTTGCGCCGCTGGGTGGCACGGGCTACCCCGGCTGGGGATGTCGGCGGCGCGCCTGGAGTGGCTGCGGGAATCGGGGGCGCGGTCTCACCTCGTGCCACTCTCCCTATCATACCAAGGATGCTGCCCTGTTGCCCTGTTGCCTGACCGTACCTTTGCCAAGCGCCTATGCCCGACTGAACGCCTGTGGCCCTCTTCTTTAGAAAGTCAAGCAATGCCATCACGTCACCTCGATAATCCGTCCAGCGGATCGTAATCTTTTATTGACTGCACAGTCTCTCTGATTCCGACGGCTGCGTCAAGGTCTCCGCGAGGGATCATGCGCGGCGGAACAGGATGCGCGAAGGTCAGTGCCAGTGCGTCTGCCCAATCAGGTGACACGGCCATATCCTTCTTCTTTTCAAGGATGAGCTGGTCTTTCTCATTGTGCCCATACTCGCGCCGAGTCAGCTCAGCCTCAAGCTGCGGATCATCGGTGATCGCGCCGCCGGCCATCAACCACTCACGCATCCTCGACCACATCTCCCCGACCTTATAGCGAAAATGCTGCACATCGTCTGCGTTGCTGCCGAAGTTGACCCCCATGACATTGTAGCCAAGCTGCGACAGCCGATCGGCTATCGGGCCACCCAGCCCAGTTTCATCAACGAACGTGATGTCAGGCTTGTGGCGATCCAGCACCGTGACCAGCAGGGACACAACGCGCATGGAATCACGGCTCTTCTCGCCCGGTATCCGGTAGACCTTCTCAGACACAGCATCATTGCCGCGGCGGAATTGGATCATGCAGTTGTCACTGCCGCCGCGCGCCAGGTCAACGCCGCAGATCAGTGGATCATCGCCCAGGTAGCGGCCTGCGCTGCGCTTCTGTGCCTCAGCCACCACGTCGGACGGGATGAACTGCATATCGCCAGCCTTGGGGAACCTGCCACGGACACGGACGCGCACCCAGTCGCTGTCCTCGCCGTAATCCTCGATATACTGGTCAATCAGGCGCTTGTTGGTCATCTTACAGGTACGGCTGTCAATTTGGTTAGTGATCCAGCGATGCTTGAACTTACCAAACATGTCGAAGAACTCACCGTCATTCCTTGTCGGGTTACCGAAAGCAAAGAACATCGGCTCCCCGTCGGTCAGTCCACCCTTCGCAACTTCCCAGATTTTCTTGGGGACACCCGACGCCTCGTCGAAAATGTACCACGGCGTAGAGTTTGCAGCATGTAGCCCGGCGAATGATTCGCTGTTCTCCTCGCGACAGGTCTGTGCGTCAGCGCGCCATGTCTCACAGAACAACTTGTGATAGATACAGGTTGCCGTTACCTCAAACCAGTGACCCGTGATACACAATCGCCGCCACTTGCCCAGCTCTGACCACGTCTTTGTCTTGAGCTGGTCACCTGTGTTGGCCGTGACGACGCCTTTGCTGTGTGCACGGGTGGACATGATGAACAGGATCAGCCAAGCAGTTAGGGCACTTTTTCCGATGCCGTGGCCCGATGCCGTGGCGAACTGGATAGGATCAACCGGATCGACACCGTTGAACTTGCGCCGCTGTATCTCCTCACCCAGTTGGATCAGTAGGTCACGTTGCCATTCATCCGGGCCGTCGAAGCCCTCCAGCGGTGATCCCTTGACGCCCCACTCAAATGCGAACATGACGAAGCCCAGCGGATCAGCATAATACTTGCTGACCTCCTCAGACAACAGGACATCAGTGCTGGACATGCAACGCCATATGGAGATTCTGCAACCGCTGTGACACAGCAGCATGAACCACATCCTCGCCAGTGATAATGGCGACCAGCGGCTTGCCTATCTGTGGCATGGAAGTCTTGGCCAGGAACTCTTCAAGCTCCAGCGCATGGACTTCAATGCACCTCAGCCTCTTCAGCTCGCGCTCATCTACGAGGATCATTGCCACCTTCCCTGTTCATCATGCGTTTCAATCTTGATGTTTTCAGGGGCCATTAGTTCAGCCACCTTTTCATCAATGGTCTTGTTGTCCATTACTTCTCTGGCTTTAATCTGATGCCACCAAAGAAACTTTGGATGCTTGACAAGGTTGTTCAAAGCCTCTTTCATATTAGACTTTCGCTCGCGATGCGATTGACCAGTTACAAGAGCACCCGAGTCAGAATGTTTAATCCTGACACAGTTTTGGTGCTTGTTTCTATGTTGTCCACCGCCACCAGTGCCAGAGAAATAGTTGATTACTAAGTCCTTTTTAATGACGGAGAATAGAACCTCTCTGCTCACGTCACTCATCCCTCCCAGCCGTCTAGCATGACCGATCCACGTCGCGCTCGGGCAGCCTGTCCCTGCACCAGATCAGCACGTCAGTCCAGTATTCCTTGATATGTAGCCATATGATCTTCATTCGCATCATCTTCTCCTTATATGAAGTTTGGTACTACTTCTAATGCTTTAGGAGGCGTGGGGGCGACGATTATTGCGTCTTCAATGCCACTCAAGGCAGCCCGAGTCCTCCCTGAATTGAGTCTCTTTATAACCTCTTTGTCCACGTCGAGGTTCACGTTCAGCTTGTCACTGGCCAGCGCATCCACTTGCTTCAACCTGGCGATCAGTAGCAGTGCAGCATTGCTCGCCCCCACGTTGCCCATTTGCCGGGCGATAAAGTGGTTAGCAACAGCTTCCTTCAGCAGCCAATCAGCGTCAATGTCGGATGACTTCTGCCGCTCTTTTACTATGCCCAGGATGGCAGCCTGTACCTGTTCATCATTATTCATGAGGCTGTAGCCCCATTCAGCACTGCGGCCCACGCACTCAGCAGCACGCCGCACAGCGAAGTCGCGGCACAGTTCCACGACAAAGATGGCTCTACGGGCGCTCAGCGTACCGAGCACCGGGAAGTCAATCTTAGCTTCACGCATGGGCACAGGATACGCTAGATATAGTGGTTAGGTCAACTGTGGGGCACTAGATGTGGTGTTGAATGGCCATCATAAACAGCGGCAACAGCCATGACATAAGCGCAGCAGCGATTATGATGTGACTCACTCCACCATCCCCTTAGCCAGGCCCACACAGGCCGGGCAGATTGGTCTCATAGCCAGGGCAACCATTGAGCGCATAATCAAAGTGGCCAGGGTCAGCCATGCAGGTGTCACGATCCCTCAGTGGCAGGGCGAGGATGTCAGCATCAGTGTGCATGGCAGCAGGCCAGCCACAGTGTTTACAGTAGGTATCGCTCACTCCACCATCCCCTTAGCCAGGCCCACACAGGCCGGGCAGATCAATCGCCGGGCATCATCATCCAAGCCGTTGTCGATCAGCCTGTGACCGGCGGCATCAGCCTTCGCGGTGCCACAGAATGAGCACTCACAAGTACACGCGTGCTGCTTACATGAGGGGCACCGTTCCTTGGTATTGTCTACCACCAGCTTCATGAATGCGTCTTTACTCATAATGCGCCATGCCCCAGACCACAGCACCCAGGGCAAACAGGCCGAACCACAGCAGCCGCAGTGATCCAGTGTAAGGCTCGGGCTTGTCGGGAAGAGGGAGGAAGCTGTTCACCAACTCATCAGCAGGCGTCCATTTGACAGTGTAAGGCTCGGGCTTGCGTGCAGGCGGAATGCAACTCATCTCCTCAGCAGCAATCTCATCGATCAGCTTATCCAGCAAGGCGATGTTATTCCGGATACTGGCGAAGGCTTGGCGAGTATCCGCATAGCTCAGTGCCGTCTTCAACCGGGCGCGCTCGCGGATCATCCTTTTCAAGTGTTCAAATGGGTCAAGTGGTTTCATCATCATCTCCTTTGCTCATGCGCGACAGTATACCCCCATATGTAGTGCATCACAATACCCTGAACCACAGCCCCTAGTAACTCATTGATATTAAAGGGATGATCATTTTCTGCACATCTCACTAACACAGCTAAGTCATTGATATTGTTGCAATGATACAATCCTGCACATTTACTAACACTATTACTGTACGGGTTTTATGTGTGCAATATCAACCGGTTACAGCCGCCGACATCCGTTACTAACAGTATAACAGCAAAATCCCTATTCTTACCAGGATAAATTGACATAGTAACGATTTCTATATTCTGAGGTGGCCATACTTAGTGTTATAGTGTAAGTATTACAAGGTTTTTGGCTCAACCCGTAAGCAAATCCACGAACACTAAATAGTGTTAGTATAGTGTTAGCAAATGCCCTTAGTGTTAGTACACATGTTATCAATGACTTAGAGCAGCACATGCAAATCCTGCACATATTTTCACTGATTTTGTGCAAATCCTGC